GTGAAGATGAGCTCCAAGTGGCCAACAGTCCCAACGGTGATCCTGATTTAACAACAACGGAGCTTTACACGGGCTTCATGGAAGAGCATGGTGTCATCAACGCACAGTATGGGGTGGACGAATCACCCCTCATCAAACACAATCAACCCTATCCCCTTGTCCTAGTGTCAAATGTTCAGAAAGTAGAGGTAAACTAATATGCTGGATGTCTTACATAACCCAACAATGCTTGAGCAGCTGAAGGCTTTGCCGCAGGTGGAGTGTCCATTGGAGCACCACTTCAGTGATGGCATCTATCTAAGGCAGATCACCATGCCAGCTGGCATCTTTGTCCTCGGTAAGAAGCACAAGACTCGCCACTTGAATGTGGTTCTCAAGGGTGTAGTTGAGATACGCACAGGTGAAAATGAGGTCGCTACGATCACCGCTCCTTGCACATTTGAATCTTTCGAAGGTGTCCAGAAGACACTCCACATCATAGAGGAGTGCGTATGGCAGACAATCCACTTGAACCCAGAGAACATCGAAGACATCCCCACTTTAGAGGATCGTCTGGTGTGCACTGAAATAGTTGTAGGAGGGCAGGAGTAATGGCTTACATAGCAATTGCTATCTCAGCTGTGTCCACTGTGGTTTCAGGAGTGGTTGGATACGTCGGTGCGCAGAACGCTGCCGCGGCTGCTGATCAGCAGGCTAAGCATGCCGAGCAAATGGGCATCTACAACGCCACCGTTGCTCGTAACCAAGCGCAGGCGCAGGCACAGGATTTAGACTTCCAGAGCGGTGTGAGCCAGTTCAACCAGAAGCAGGCGCTGATGGATCGGGATTTCAGGAGTGCACGCCAAAACAAGCAGCTGGAACGTGACCAAGCGTCACTAGCGGCCACCGCTTCCAAGCGCGGTGTTCTCAGTTACAGCTTCGACGACATTCTGCGCGCCGAGGAAGACTTTCAACAAGCCGCTTTCCTTGACGACTTTGCCAAGGGCTCCCAGCAAGCTTATGGCTTCTCCAGCCAATCGAAGCAGAATGACTTCATGGCCCGTAGAACCATTGAAGCAGGTGCGCAACAGGGCGCTCTGGCACGCAGCGAAGGTTATGCATCTGCCACCGCTCTTCGTAACCAAGCGTCAAGTCTCCGCACAGGAGGCTACGGAACATTGATCGGAGGTGTAGGCTCGGCAGCAGGAACAGTATCAGTTGGGTTAAAAAAATAACACATGGCTATTCAAATCAGATCACAGACAGCAACCAGCGGACAAGCGAGCGCCACGGCCTTCGGCGTCGGCTTAAACAACGGCGACGGCGGAGCAGGAGCATGGCAGCGCGGCCTGAACCAAGTGGCACAAGGTGCCAGCCAGATCGCTGGTAACTTGGCGGCTAAGAATAACGCTGCGAATGAAATGCAGGGGAAGCTATCAT